GCAACTTTTAGTCTACTTCGGCGTAGTTAGTGAGAGCTAACGCACGCGTCGAAACAGGTAGTCCCATTTTGCGACCTAGGGCCGCGGCAGCAGCTGATATAGCCCAACGGCTCACAGCCTTCATGCCCCCTCTAAAGACTTGTTTGGCTTCAGAAGAGACCCACTCAGCAGCTTCCTTGATGACAGGATTAGCTTTGGGTGAAGGAGTTGCGAGCAACTGGTTGGTTGAACCATCCCCGAAGGTTAACTCGAAGTTATAGAAAACTTCGTAGTCCAAAACCGTCGTTGAGGCAGGAACGCCTGTCACGCCGATTTGGAGAGGCCCCCAACCATTGGAAACCCAATCAGTTACATCGGCTGTTGGATTGACTTGGGCAGGATCAAAGAAAAGATTCGCACGAGGATCAGTTTTCTTCAACATAACACAGAGATCTTTACAATCTTGCAGAGCAACATCGTAAGAGAAATCACAGTTGTACTTGAGAAGACTGACAGAAGTAAGAGCAGCTCCTAACTGTGGAGCAAATCCTCGAATATGAACAGTTCCACTCGCATTGAGAGGTGCTGTAATATTTCGAATAACGAGCCCCGCAGAAACCAAACGATAGCCGCTTACTCCAGTAAAGGAGATAGAAGCCGCGTCGAAGGCGGAATATGCACTAATAATGTCCCCTCCCGAAACCGATACGGTTCCAGGAGCAGACCTATAGTCATACCCGGAAGCAAACAGAATAGCGCCAAACCCAGCTATATCCGATGTCAACACTCCACGAGTGTGGAAAGGAAACACTAAGGAACGTATTCCCGCGTTATCCGGCATCTTTGCAACTTGGGCGGCTGGGCAGAAAGGATCAGTCAAGCCACACACCTGTTCCACGTGAGCACGTGAAGGCGTGTATCGGGAGACACTCCTAACGGCAACTACCTGCTGCTGTTTCTTCTTCTTTTGATTGTTCTTGCGCTTCGCCATTAAATAAATAAATAAATAAATATGTTTGTTTTACTTTGAATTTTATCCTAGTGTTGTATTTGGGGGACCCATCCACTCCCCCGAATGACCGACTTACAGAAATCACGCTGGGGCGAGTGGCGAACCTCCCTTAAGAATTGCGTTAGCAAATCCACGGAGAAAGGATTTTGTAACAGCCGAAACAACATCTTTTCCCAGTTGAGGGGTTCAGCCACTCTTTCTTTAATCTTAAATAGGTGGGAGCAGAACTCAAACTCAGACTTACTAAGGATAGCTCTCTCAATGGTTAAACCAAAGCGAGAGTAATCCCGTTCGTTACCGTCCTCATTCGCGTCGTCTCCCATCGCTAAGACCCAGAGAGCTTCTAAAAGGTAAGCCACCAAAACCCGTTCCTTAGAATTAGCACTAGACGTAATAAAGGAGCCTGATTTCATGATTCCTTCCACGAGTTGCTCAAAGAGCTGCCCGTCGGAAAGCATGAAAAGAGACAAGGAAAGGCACTTAATTCGATTACGAACGATCCGGGCAAAGACTCCTTTCGGGTCAGCTTTCGCTAACGCTACTCGGAGTCTAACTTCCGCTTCGTACATAAACGCTTGATAAGACCAATCCCAACCTTTCGCGTCATTACTGCTAATTGGTTCACCTCGAGCAAGGGCAACTACACTATCAATGTGTTCCCCTATCATCTTATCGGTGAAACCAATGCCCGGCTTAGACGGAATGGAGTTCCACTGGGCGATTTCGGCTTTGTTCTGCTCACTAAACAGCAAACGCTCAATCACCTCATCGGCAATCGAAATAGAGCTGATTAGTCTTAAGCGACCAGAGCGTACTTTCTCCAGCTTGTGAGGTTCGTTCTTTACGAACACCCTCACTGGATCACACAAACCTTTTCGAACCATTTCCAAGGCCCCGATGTCCGTTGGCATCTCCTTAGAGAGAAGCTCCAAACGGTCCAGAACGACATCTATGAGAAAATCGGAGTGCTTGTCGATGATATCCCCTTTTGTGCTCCCTAAGGAGGACCAAGGGGCTCCAGGACTACTCTCTCGTTTGACTTCATAGAGAACGTTTTGGATTTGGTTTCGGGTTACTGAGACCTTATCACCCCCAAAGCCTTTTGGGACTTCGGTGGTAGGATAAAGTTTCAGCATTTTGTCAATAGCTCTTTCGAGTTCTTGCTGGGTGGGTGGATTTGGCGCCGGAGTGAACCGGCTCGCTTGATACTCAAGACTGATTTTCTCAGCTCGAGAACTACGATCCGGCCAGGCTATTTCCTTAAACAATCCTAATGACTCGCGAACTTGCTTAACACTATCGCTCTCTTTGACTCTGGCAGGAGTTTGAGGGCGGACAGAAGTAGCTCGTCCTGCGCGTCTAAGGATTCGGGATTCGCCGTTTTCCCTTGCTCTTGCGAACTTTTGTTCTTCTTCTTCTGCTTCTTCTTCACTTGGGAATTGGAAGTTGAGGAGGGTTTGGATAATGGCTCTTGCTGGATTTCCTCCATGCTCGTAGCCTTCTCCAAGGGCGGTTTCGCCGGAACGGGTACTGGGTTGCAAGGCTTCTCCGGTTCTGGGCCTGCTTGCACTGGCCTCACCGGAAAATCCTCTTCACGCTTCTCTTCTTTCGGTTTACTAACGCCCAAAACCTCAAGGGCGAGGGCAATTTCCTCCGGGGTCGCTTTAGCACTACTAACGTTAACTTCCAAGCCATGCTCATCATCGGAACTATCAATTTCGGACCACAATTTACCGGCTTTTACAGGCTGGTAATCCCCGTGGACTCCGATTTTGGTAGGTGCTTGATGAATGAAGAAACGATTTGATCCCTTCCGATTTGACACCACTAGAGTTCGGCTATCAAAACCAAACTCGTAGAACTCATCAGCAACCCTTTCGGCTTCTGCATCAGCGTCAATACGGCGGAACTCACGTTGCCAGAAATTGCCCTCTTGCGGGTCAGATTCCTGGAACTTATCGAACTCCAAGAAGTCAACAGTTAGTGCGTAATTCTCCTTCCCTTGGAACCCAAGGTGCATCGCCACAATGACATCCCCAACGCTTGTGATAGGCGCTCCTGAATGTCCAGCGGCAGTAGATGCTCGATGGGTGACTTCAAACAGCTGTTTCCCACACTCTAAGTTGGTTAACCCTGCTCGATAGTCGTCTCCATAACGCGTCCAAACCCTCACGGTTCGGTTTCCGCGCTTTGCAGATCCAATTTTGCTGTTTCTAATTCCAAGACTGGCGTAAATTCCATCAGTAAACTTGATGCCGACAATATCAAAACTGTCGGACCTGAGAACCAGGTGATCATACTCCGGGATGTGGACCTTTACCTGTTTGTTAATCGAACCAACCAGATAAACGTCCTTATCATCTTCTTGAAACTGTCTCAACACGTCCCAGACGTGGTGGCAAGTAATAACTAGGTCTCCATGCCGGAAACCCTGTCCTACTTGCACCCCGTCACAGAAGAAGGAGACTAGAAAAGCTGGAGGTTTCTTAACCAGTAAAGATTGAGAACCCTCAATGCTCATTTCTAACCCTCCTCCTCCCATTAACATGCGTTGACTAAAATTTTGTACAATGTACGGGCTTCCATCCACCATAACAGTGAGATAAGGCCCCCGCTCGTTGTACGCTAAAGAAACATCACTTGAAGGAAGAAGCACGGGGCCTTGCGTTATCAAGGTACTCGTTTGAGACCAACGCCAAGCCCGTGTTAAAGCTTCAACCACTAGCTGCCGAAAGGAACTCAACGTATTGAGCGCTTTCTCAGCTAGCCAACACACGATTGGTACAAAACGCAGCACTAGGACGAAGATCCCAAAGGCTGCTACAGCGTGCCAACACAAGTCTCCATAAGAGAGATAAGTGTCGCATACTTGCAAACCCTTAGGCTTCGCTTCAAAACCGCGAAACTCCCAAGTCGCCTCGTCAATGCAACCTCTAGAAACAATGAAAGCCGTAAAGGCTTCCACCGCTTTGAAGTAGGCATTGATGACCGCGTAACTAAATTTTAAATCGTTAAGACTCATTTA